AGAAATAGTCGTCTGTTGGAAGTAGATTGCAGTTTTAAGAAATCCCCTCGGGGACACTAGCTGAACCCTTCGGCTCAGGCGCTGCCATTGTGCTAAATGCCAGATGCTTGCTAGGTAGGTTTGTCGCCTATGAAGGAAAAGACTAAAGTTCCTCCAAAGAACTGAGATATACCTTAACCCTGGAAATATCTCAGAGTTGTGTGGTGTTTGTTTTAGTCGATTCCCCCGGCGGACAAACAAAGGGTAAAAATTTAACAAGGAGATTGCTGTGAAATACGTTTGTACAGTTCAAGAGGATGGACCACATCCAGGTAAAGAAGAAATATTCCCAATACCCGATGATGTTATCCATGCAACATTTGCTGTACGGATTGAAGTGATGCCTGAATGGATAGGTGATAGAAACCTTATCTTCAGACGAATCATTAGCGCCGGCTTTATTAATAGCAAAGGCGAATGTGTCGGTAAAAGCGAATCTCTCAAATTAACAGCAAGACCAGAAGACACTGCTATTTACCAGGCTCAGTTTGGTCGTATTTCATCGTAAAAAGAATTCGGATCACTGATCCAAACAAATCGATTGCATAGTTCAGACAGTTTACGGTTATTTGATCTTGGCTTTTGCTTTCCTTATTCGTTCTTGTTTTGATTTCCAATCATCTC